GGTGGGAACAGGTAAGGTTTACGGGCCGAGAAGTGAATAACAATACTGTAGCTTGTTGCGAATTTGTCCAGAAGGTTATTAGGTCAAGGATGGGAGCGGTGAAGACCCCTGATCCCGGGTTGCTTCAGACAGGGAAAGAACTGAAAAGGTTACGTATAGACGCAGGGCTGACCCAAAAGGAAGCATCGGAACTTACAGGTCTGCAAAGAAGAAGGTTCTCAGATTTCGAGCGAGGGTTGCTGTATCTGCCTTCTGATTCAGAGGCGTTACTTAGGAAGAAGTATAACGAATTAATCCAACCTAAGCTGGATCAAATCTTAGATGAAGTTCCACTAACGTACTCTGATGAGGACAGGCTTGTTGAAACAGGGAACTTGGGGGAGGCTTCGGTATGAAGGGGATAACCTTGACACAACAAGAGATGGTCTTGGGGTGTACCGTAGGGCTGACGAGGTATGCAGAAAGCATTTCCAAGAACAGGAAACCTCGGTTCCCAGAACAGTTTCCAGATCAAATGTTGCTTTTTCATCAGTTGGGCGCATGTGCTGAAGTCGCTTTTTGTAAGTTTGCAGGTCTATTTTATTCTCCTACGGTGAACAAGTTCGGTCACCCTGATATCGGTGACGATATTGAGGTGAGATGGAGTAGTAGGGACACTTTAAAAGTTAGCCCTAAAGATAATAATGTTTACTGTATATCCATGAGTGGGAATTTACCAACGTTTGTGTATAACGGCTGGATTTGGTCGGAAGAAGCTAAAAAGAAAAAGTGGGAAGCTGATCCGGGCAATTGGGGGAAACCAGCTTTTTTTGTTCCAGTAACCGATCTTCGTCAAGGTAAGATTGAGAGGGGTGCGGAAGTTGTCGAAACCTCAACGGTTACGGGTTGATCTCCAGAATTTAAAGTTCCCGTCGCTTAATGAGATGTACGGGGGGAACCATTTCGTCAGGGCTAAGATTAAGAAAACATTTGGGATAGCATTAAAAGCAATATTCAGGCGAGGATTTCGTCCTGTTAACCAGTATCCCTTTAGTATCCGTTTTGATTGGTATTTCCCTGATTTAAGGACAGATCCCGATAATCGTGCAGGGGTTGGACAGAAAATAGTGCTTGACTCTTTACAGGATGCTGGCATTATTAGGAACGATACCTTGAAGGATGTAACCTATATTTCACATTCTTTTAGTCTCGATAGGGAAAATCCGAGATTAATAATCAGGTTAGATGAACCGCAACCTGAAAAGGAAGAGGTTTTGGACAATCAGTTAAGTTTTTTATAAAGGAGACAATAATGTTACGAGGGTTAAAGACGACTTATGTAGACGTTATAGAGGAGCTTCTTCAGGCAGAGGGACTATGGGTGGACGATCCTGACGATCCGGGAGGGGCTACTATGCGGGGTATCACGTTAAAATCTTATTGTGACTATCTCGGTAGAGATGTCTCTAAAGATGAGTTGCGTGACATGCCTAAAGAAGATGCCGTGAAATTCTATAAAAGCATTTATTGGGACGGTGCAAAAGTAGATACATTCAGTGATGATTTAAAACATTTGTGGATGGACATGTCTGTCAATCACGGTAAACGGAACGCAGGTAAGATTTTGCAGCAAAGCGTTAATACGAAAGAGAATGCAAATGTTCTGGATGTGGACGGGATCGTAGGAACGGGGACGTTGAATGAAATAGGTATCCTCGATATCAAGGATGTGCTGGTCGAAAGGGTTATCTTTTTCGTTAATAACATATTTGACGGGTCTCGATACCTTAAACGGACACCGCAAGCCAAGTTTATCAGGGGGTGGACCTTTCATCGTGTGTTCCATTTCCTAACCTACCCGTTAGAGATTATTATAGGGAAAAAGGATGCGGAAATCGAGGTATTAAAAGCACGAATTGAGGAGTTGGAAAATGCTTGAAGCTGTTGTTTTTTTTGGAGGGTTTGTCTTAGTCACAGCTTTACTGGTCCTATTTATACGAAGGGTTCAAAGTGGGGTTAGGTGAGATTCTCAAGGGATATCTATACTGGAAAGGATGGAGGTCTCTATGGAAAAGGGGCAGGAAAGCTAATCAAGAATCTATTGAAGAGCTTCTTAACCAAATTAGTATTTCTGGTAAGACCGTTTCTGAGACGGAAGAAGTAGAGAGAACCCCTTTAATAGAAAGCAAAGCTAAATCGTTTACTGATATTGAACTTTATGAAAAGGAGCGTCAGGTAGGGATAAAAAATTACCATTGGTAGATTATGAAAACATACAGGATAACGTACACGCAAGCCAGCGAAAACATGGTTGAGGTAGAGGCTTCTAATGCTAAGGACGCATGGGAGATAATCAAGAATGGGGACCTTGATAAGAACAAGAGTGTTCTCTGGAATATCCAAGGCAAGAGTATGTTTAAAGCTAAACTGACAGAAGAGATCACGAAACACATTGCGAGTAATCCAGCGTGAAAAAGGATAGGCAGATTCATACTATTTGCCCCACTTGTAACAAGGAGTTCTCTTATATACCTAGAAGTATCAAGAAACAGACGTATTGTAGCCATAGATGTTTCTTGGACAATCCTGAGAACAAGTCTAAACGAAGGAAAATTTTGAGCCATTATTATAATAAGGATTGATTATGACTATATTAATATTTTTGCTATTACTTATTGTCCCAATAGTTGGAGGCATGATTATGTCTGGTGGGGTTGCTCAGTTTCTTGATCCTCCATCAGCATTTATTGTTATTATCCCTACTCTTGGTACTTTGTTAGTAGGGTTTAAAGGATCTTTCCTGTCATCATTCTCTGCTATATGGCAAGGAGAGATAGGTATAGATAGTCGAGAACTGGATAGTGCTATTGCTTTTTGGAAAGCAGTTAAAAGATGTACGATTGGATATGGTTGTATCGGATTTATGATTGGTCTGGTTGCAATGTTAGGCAGCTTGGATGATGTTAGTTCCATTGGACCTTTTATGGCTGTGGGTTTGATATCAATTATGTATGGAATTATTGTGGCGTATATAGTTGCAGAACCGATGGTCTGTTTATTAGAAACAAAAAAGCGTAGTAAAAGAATATGATATGGGTGATCTTTTTTGGTGGGTTGCAACTCTGATCGTTGTTTCTATCATATTAATGTTTTCTATTATTGGATTAATCACAACTGTTGGATGGGTTGTAGCTCGCTTATTGGGATGAGGTATCCCAAGAAAAGAAGGTTAAAGGTTGAATGGGTAGAGAAACTCGTTGAGAAGAGACCTACCTTTTGGCGCAGGTTGATTATTTGGTTTAAGAAATCTTTTTGGGATAGGTCGCAGTGATTAATTTTATAGTCTTGGTCTGTTTGGCGTATATTGTTATGTATGCGGTTGTATGGGCCATAAGTGAGATATATAGGAGATAATATGGCTAAAGCGGGAAGGCCATACTTGAAAGAGATAAAGCCTGAACAATACAAAGAAACTATAATTACGATGATGAGATATGGCTCTAATGTAGATCAGATTGCAAAAGATTTAAATATCAAGGAATCTGTTCTAGGTGATTTCATCAGAGAAGAAGGTATAGATTGGGATTTAAGACGCAGGTCTTGGGCATGGAAAACTGAAGGGAAGGTTTATAGGAAAAGGAGAGGGTAATAAGGGGATATGAACAACCTTAAAAGGACATGGAAATATTCAGAGGAAGAAAAGCGTCATGGCGTGTTCCTATATTTGCTTTGTGGTAGATCGTTTCAACGTGCAGCGGAGATGATGGGAGAGCCTTGTACGAGGGACAGGATACGGTCATGGGTCGAGACTTATAGGCATGATGGAAGGTTTGAAGAGATAACGGCTGAAGCGGAAGAGTATTTCGCTAAAACCCTTATGACTGCTGCGGGTACAACGCTTTCAGTTATGATGAACAACTTGGAAGAAGCGGATTTAAGGACACAGTTACTTGTTTTTGACAGAGTTATGCACTATTATAATACGTTTAGGGATCAACCTGTACAGTTGACAGCACAACATAAAACTGTTGTGAACATTACGGAAGGCGAAGTTAAAAAAGAGATAGAAAAGGTTTACGGTGGACTTATCAAATCAATCTCTAGTGGACCTGTGGGAAACGGCTTACCTGAATCATCCCCAGTTGTTAGTGGAAAACTTGGGGCAGATGACGGCAGCAATGGGAGTACTGTTAAAGGTACAGAGCAAGAGTAGGGAACTCGTACCTTTTATCCCTAACGAGACCCAGATGAGGATCTATAGGGAGATCTTCAGGCAACAAGAAGAAGGGAAACCTGTCCGTATCCTTGAGTTAAAAGGAAGGCAGCAAGGTAGTTCTACAGGGATAGGGGCTTATAATTTCCTGCGTACTATCTGTGAACCGGGGACTAATAGCCTTATTATCACTGAAGAGAAGGGGGGGTCTGCCTCCAATATTTTCAGTATGTATAGACGGTTCCATCAGTATTTACCTTTACCTGTATCTACAGAGTCAGCGAGAGAAGGGCATCTGTTGAAACTAGCCCCTCCTGTTGGCAGTCAGATTAAGGTTGAAGGGGAAAAGAACGTTACGTCCTATACCTTTCAGATGGTACATTTATCTGAAGCTGCGTTCTTTACCAATCTCTCCAAAACGTTAGCCATGCTTTTTCAGACAGTACCTGATGACCCTTCCACTTTAATTATTCTCGAAACCACAGCTAATATGGCAGGTGACGATTTCGCAATTGAGTGGACAAGAGCACAGGAAGGTAAATCTGATTTCTCCGCTTTGTTTATTCCGTGGTATGTTCATAACGAATATAAGACTCCGTTCAAAACAGAAGCGTCCATGAAAAGGTTTGAAGATTCCGTTGGGACAGCAGCGAATGATATGTACGGTGATGAAAGAGGGCTTTTCGAGCAGTACCCGGAGATGAGTCTTGAGAGTTTGAATTGGAGAAGGTCAGCAATAAGGAACCGTACTCAGGGCAGTATTTCGGAATTCATGCGACAGTACCCTGCCACAGCAGAAGAAGCGTTTCAGGCTAGTAACAATAGTATATTTGATATGGGGGTTCTTTCTCGCTGGCTGGAGAAAACTGTTCCCGCAGGACATCGGGGTTACTTTGTGTCCAGAAACGGGGAACCTCATTTTGAAGAAGATAATGCAGGTATTGTACATATCTGGGAAGAACCTCATCTTTATCTTGAATATGTTGCAGGGTCTGACCATGCAGAAGGGTTGGATAGTGGAGATTATTCGTGCTGCTTGATATTTAAGCGGATGCCGTTACAGCTTGTGGCTAAGATAAGAGGGTTTGACGGAAGACAAGTTCCTATAGACGAATTTGCAGAACAGATGTGGTTAATGTCCCTTTATTATAATCAGGCTTATTGCTGTCCTGAGAATAATGCGGATGGTGGTACTGTTGCACATATCCTTAGAAATGAATATACTTACCCTAATTTGATTACTGAAGAGATGTTAGGGTTGTTCGCTCATAAGACTGACAGGGTGGGTTGGAGAAATACTTCAGCGACCCGAAGGAGAGTCGTCGCTAGGGTGCAGGAAGCCATCCATAATGAAGAAATGATTGTATATGACGAGAAACTTATACGGGAATGCCAGACTTTTGTGGCAGTGAACGGAAGACCTCAAGCGATGAAGAAAGGTAAAGGTAGACGGATCGGAGAACCTGAAGATGGGTACTATGATGATGAAGTCATCGCTTGTGGGGGCTGCCTGTTGGCGCACGATGCTTTACCATTACCGAAATCTTCGCAATATTATGAGTCGAAGCATGAACCATTATGGTCGGACGTAGACAACCTTATAGGTGGGAAGCATTATCTGGATTTAGTTTAAGGGGGAAGTTATGGCGAAGGGTAAGAATTTTGAGCAGATGACTAAAGAGGATGATATCCTTGAAGTTTTTAAGTCTATGCGTGATGAATCACGTGAGAAGGTTGAACCCAGAGCGAAGGAAATACAGCGCAATTATTTGACTTATTTGGGGAACCATTATCTGAGAGAGAATGAAGAAGGATGGACCCCTGATGACAAAGCACCTTCGTGGAGGTTCAGGGTTAAGAGGGATATTATAGGCCCTATGGTGGATACTTTACGCCCCATCCTAATGAGGGGATACCCTAAATATTATGTAGAAGCGGATTATCCTGAATTACCTGCCATGATTGAGACGGAAGATGGTCAGCAGGTTCCTACGCCTATGCGAGAAGGGGATAGTGCGAGATTCTTGCAGAATATCCTTGAAGCGTTCCATGAAGAAAGGGGTGAAGGTATCGAGGTAGCTAAACTGTTGGTTGATGTTCTGGTTGGCGGGATTGCGTATCGGAAGGTGAAGTTTTGCCCACAGACGAACAGGGTGCGATTACCACATATGAACTTTGAAGATGTTTTCCCTGACCCATACGGAACACGTAGTGATTTCGGGGATCATAAATATGTGATTATACGTAACGAGATGGATTGTTATGATATTGAACGTATTTACGGGCTTAAGGAGAAGGATTTCGGTGGGGATGACGAGGATACCTTTGGTGATGGGTTATTTAAAACTGTTAAGACGATGTTTAATAAGAATTCTAGCCAGAAGAAAGATACTGTCGAGCAGGACGAAACATGGAAACGGAGAAGGTATGATGTGTGGGAGTTGTATTATAATGAAATGACTCCGATGGAGACAGAGTTCGGTAAAGCTCCTCCTAAAGCTGTACGTTATCCTAGAGGTAGGCATATCGTTATAATCAACGATAAAGTGGTTGCGGTAGACAGGGAAAACCCTTATTGGCATGGACAGTTCCCTATACTTTCTTATAACGCTAACCCGTTACCACATGAGTTTTTCGGTAAGAGTGATGTGGACTCGATGGTCTCTATTCAGAGTGCGGGGAACATTCTACAGAACATGGTTATTCAGAACGCTATGCTGTCTACAAATACCCAATGGATTTATGAGGAAGGAGCGTTGTCAGCCGAGGAAATTACAAATCAGCCCGGGCTTATGATTCCAGTGGCCCCCGGAGGGATAGGCAGACTTCAGAGGTTGGAACCCGCAAACATAGGTCGTGATGCAATGATGCTTATAGAGCAACTTGAAGGTCATGCCCGAAGTGATATTTCAGGGGTTCAGGATGTGATGATGGGAAGAGAACCGACATCCAATTCGTCAGGGATATTAGCGAATACGTTGCAAAGTGCTGCTTTGACAAGGCAGGGGTTCAAAGTGCTGTCCCTCGATGTTACTTATAAACTTCAGGCAATATTGGAAATATCGCTAATACAGCAGTTTTACAATTTTGAAGACCCGCAAGTTACTCGAAAG